ATTCACACTGAGGTTAAAGGCACTTCAAAATCTGGTACCTTTAGATCTCAAACCTTTCTTTGAAATGGAGGTATTGGCCAACAGGGGTCTCGGTAGTATTGATTGGCAGAGTGAGAAAGACAATAGGACGAAACCCAATCTAGCCAATTTCGATGCTAAGGCAATATTTCAGGAAGCCGGACGTCTGTTTACAAGGATTAAGAACTTAGGTGGTCAGGTGGATAATCTTAAATGGTCCTCATATATCAACAAGAGATGGCAATGGGCACCTACTGGGGCGTTTCATTCACAGTATGAAGAAGATTTAAAATATGTAGCTCAGGATAGCTTAAACCGTCACAAGTTTTTTAGTTTAAATGCAATGCCCAAACCTAAGTTAGAAGATCTACTAAATAGACCTCCAGAAATTAGAGCCTGGCCGTCGGTTAAGTGTGAATGGACGAAAATGCGTGCGATCTACGGAGTAGATGCTACTAACTTTATATTGACAGGTTTTGTTTTCGGTGATTGCGAACGAGTGTTATCTCAATTATTCCCTATAGGGCCTGGAGCTGAAGAGAATAATGTCAAGGTTACGGTGAAGGAAATCATGAGAAATGGTATCCCTTACTGCTTTGACTTTGAGGACTTCAACTCACAGCATTCTGTTGAGAGCATGCGAGAGGTACTGAAAGCTTATTTTGCTGTTTTTGGGAAAAAGATGTCTGCAGAGCAGCGTAAAGTATTTCCATGGATTTTACATTCATTAGATTCTTGTTATATCAAAGAACAGGGTCACGACAACTACTATAAGACGACAGGTACGCTATTGTCTGGATGGCGGCTAACGACTTTTATGAATACAGTACTTAACTATATCTATATCCAACTGTTGACTAAGGGCAATGAATTAGTCGCTACACATAATGGAGATGACGTACTTGCTGCTGTTGACAGCTTACAACAAGTACAAGCATTGGTAGCTGGTGCTGAAGTGCACAATGTACGATTTCAGATGTCTAAGTGTTTTTTAGGTTCTATTGCTGAATTCCTGAGAGTTGACCACTATGATGGAGGTAGCGGTCAGTACCTGAGTCGTGCTATAGCTACGTTAGTACACGGACCAACAGAAATGGCAGTGCCGAACAAAATCTTACCGTTGCAACAGGCTATAGTTACTAGGATCGAAGAGGCTAAACAAAGAGGAATGGTACAGGGTACAGCGGACGATCTCAAACGTGTACAATATGAGTATTTATGTTATAAATGGGATGTAACTCTTGAGGATCTAGCAATAATAGAACGGACACATGTATCCATGGGTGGGCTGTCTCTGGAAATCACGACAGA